TCTGTCGATGCGCGGCATCGCCCTCCCATATCTGTGCATTGCCGATGAGATGAGATTGTAGGGATGCCTCTGATCCGGATGCTTGAACATGTACAGCGGTCGATCAAGGTCGACGTGGTTCACTCTGCAAACGGGCAGGACTGATACTACCCTCCGAGTTTTCTCAAGAGGTTGGTGTTTGGTTGTGGTGATTGATAAGGTTTTATCAGGTGGATTCATCTCTGGGTAGACGAAGGGGTCGCCCCAAACGAACCCGTAGACCATCAGGGGGCGATCGATGGTGGGCTGCAGTTTTCCCAGAGTGTCGGGTCAGTCTGGAGTTTCGCATCGACTGATTTCGCCACCTCGAGCCAGTATATATAATTGGGATCGCGGTGGGCCTCCGGGGCACGATTGGACATGACACTCTTACCGAACTTGGTTAGGGTTAGAGTGATCTGATGCTTCAAACTCTGCAAGGAGAATGATGAGTCAAAAGTGCGCACATCAAGATGTGTCAAGGCGTCGAATTCACGTTGGTCGACGATAATACTCTCGTCATAGGATGTTAGGCTGCTGCAGATGACATACAGCCCCTCCTCTTGATCCCAACGGATGCGCCAAGGAAGTGAGATCCACGAAAGAAGAGCGCTGGCTTTCTTCGTGTGTCGAACTGTGACAGTGACAGTCATCCCAGATGGGTTCGACAACATCTCAGTTTTCCGTTCCGACGGTAGTCGTACGGGGCCCGTAGCTGCAGGGTGGGCGACCCTATTGGCACTAACGTGCCAGGTGGAGATCGGTAATCTCTTCTCGAATTCTCGGCGCTGATCTCGTGATCGAGGATGTTGGTCGGTATTGAGTACGTCAACGATTCCCGCGCCGGCTTGGTGCTTCCAGCACCTTCGGTACAGACAGCCGATCAAGAGTGTCTCGCAAAGGGTGGACAACGAAAGGCCTATCCTGATCCAAATTCGGAAGTTCGAGTTGGAATCACGTAGTGAGATAAACACGCAAATGTTCGTGGTGCACAGCGTGATCTCTAGAAAAAACATGAACCAAGTCAAGATCATCCACTTGTTGATCTGATTGTACTTCAGGACCTGTCCTGGAGTAATGGCGGGATTCGGGAACCTGATGTCCCTAGGCAAAAGTGCGTTCGGAATTGGAGTGTACGGATCCTTGAACTTCGAGGTCCAAATATGATTCGTCGACGCGCACTTGAAGTCCCGCAGGTCGTCGGGCATGCTCCCCAAGGGATCCTTCGGAGTTTCACTCTCCTTGATCTTCTCCTTGAGGGCATCATTTTCGCCCTTCAGACCGGCGACCTCAGCGATAAG